TCAGGTGCAGGAATTGGTGGTCCGTAAGTATCTGACCAAAGTGACTGTGGAGGAAATCCCCGAGCAGACACAGAGGGCCAGCAAATGAGCCTTCGCGAACAGTTTGCACTGGACTGTGCAGCAATCTTGAACACCGATGAATTGGGCGAAGCCGCGACCTGGACAAAGGCGAGCGGCGGAAGCCTGACACGGTGCGTGAGGTTGATTGAACAGCCCGACCGGCAGACAATTCGCAGGGCGCACGTATGGACGCCAATTGAGACAACGCGGGTGTCTGTCGGGGATCTGTTTACGGTGAAGCGTGGGACCGTTACGACGGTCTGGCGAGTCATGTACACAGACCCGGCAGAGACTGCAATTCAGAGATCCTATTGCCACCTGCAATTGACCGACACAGTCACGATACGGAAACGCAAGACGGCACAAACGCAGAGCATGGCAGAGCGTCAGGTGGTGGATACGCAAACCAGCGGCATCCGCTGCCAATGGTTCACGTCATCGGCGGAAATCGAGACCAGCCAGGCAGGCCGGCGACGTGGGATCGTTGGTGAATTCTACCTGATTCTGCAGGAACTGCTGGACGTTGGAGTGGGTGACACAATCACCGATTCCGATGGCCTGGCCTATCGTGTGGATCGAGTGGAGCAGCAGTTCAACCGCGTGGATTTGCCCTATCTGATCTGTCGGAGATCGGACGCATGAGTGCACGGGTGAAACTGATTGACCGAAGGCCAGAACTGCAGCGGTTTTTGCAGACCGCAGCGGGGCGAGTCGTGGAGGCGTGCAGCAAACGCTGTCACGCAATCGCGAGGCAGTTGGTCAGCAAGCGGTACACGAGACGACGGGAGCAGCGACGACGGGAAAGGCAGCAGAATGCCGAGGCGACGACAGACTAGTTTCACGAGGTTTCGCAAGACGCTGGTGAAGCGATTTGCGAAAGCCCGTAGACAAGCGGCACGAAGTGGCAAACGGCTGCAACGAACGGCACAGAGAACACAGCGAAGATTGACAAGCCGAGCAAAACGCAAGGCGGCAACGACATCCAGACGACTGAGGCGGGCAACCGCCAAATCCGTCAAGCAGGCAAGCAGAACACGGAAGAGCCTGACACGGACTGCGAAGGCAGCCGGCAGGCAATTGAGGAAATGGAATCGGCAACGGAAGGCACGGCGAAGGGAGATCGAGAGAAAGCGGAGATCAGCCGCAAGGATTCAGAAGCGTGAGTTTGGCCGGTTGGTTTTGGTTGGCAGTCAACTGCCGGAAGAATTCGAAAAAGGCGTTCGGGCGACTGATCCGGGGGCAAGCCGTCCTGGTGAACCACCTCGAATGCGATCAGGCAAGGGCCGGCAGTCAATCACAATCGAAATCCGGATGAAGGGACAAAAGCCGGAAGGCCGGGTGTACGTGGACAAAAAGGTCGCGCCATATATGGCAATGTGGGAGTTTCGGCAGGACGGAAAACAGCGACCATTTTTGAAGCCGTCAGTGATGGGCCACTTGAGTGAATACGGGCAGACGGTCGTGCAGGAAGTGAAGAAAACAGCAACGGGACCGAAGCAGAAGGCGCGAGTGAGATAATGGCGGACACAGGCATCGACAGACTGGTTGGCGAATGGTGGGCGCAGACACCGACGTTGTCCGCGTTGGTGCCAGTCAATCGAGTTGTGGCCAGTGTGGATGAATTCAGCGAGACGGAACAGCAGGACGCGGACGCGGACGACTATTTCGACGATGCGGTGGTGTTCACGATTGCCACAGAGCCGGCATGGAGAACAAATAGCCAACGCGGGTATCGGTCGACCCTGACGCTGTCCTGTTTGTCGATCAATTACGACGCGGGGAAATCCATCGCGCAGGAGGTCGTGAGCCAATGGGCAGACAAAGGATTCACGGGCACCGCTGCAAAGATCATTCAGGCGAGGCCGACGGGACAAATGACGACGGAACAGGACACGCAAACGGGCGTCTGGGACACACAGATTCAGTTCGAGTTAATGCACACCGGAGTTTGACAGATGGCAGACGTTTCGGTCACAGCAGCCAGTGTGGTCAAGACCACCACGACCGTATTTGCAATCGGTGTGGCCGGTGGCACTGTGACTGCTGGGCAACCGGTTTATCAAGACACAACGGCCAGCAATAAACTGAAGCCGGCAGATGCTGACGTGTTGGCGTCAAGCAAGGTGGCGGGAATTGCTTTGCATGGTGCGAGCGATGGCCAGCCACTGCAGTATGCGACCGGTGGCAACCTGACATTCAATTCAGCATTCACGGTTGGGCAGGTCTACGTTGCGAGCACGACCGCCGGCGGCATTGCACCGTACAGCGATTTGGCAACCGGGGACTTCGTGACGATTCTGGGCGTGGCAACCACTGCCACAAATCTGAAGATTGGTATTCTCTACTCCGCAACCGCCAAGCCTTGAAGGATAAACAGCAATGGCAGCAGGCACAGTGTTCAGTGGCAAGGATATGACGTTTAAGACGGGCAGCCCGGTAGCAGAAGAGGTGCACTCCGGACGCTGGGAAATCACGCTGACATCCAACAGCGGAAAGTACGCCAGCAACAGCACCAGCGGCTGGCGGAAGTCGGTCAAGGGAACGAAGGAATGGAGTGGAACGGTGCGCGTCATGTTGCACGATGGCGAGGCCATGCCGTTCGTCTTGAATGACGAAATTGCAGCACAGTTTCACGCTGACAGCGATGATTACATCAGCGGCACAATTCTGATCACCGAAGTCGGGCCGATCACACTGGACGCTGACAGCGGCGACCCGGTGGCGATTGACTACAAGTTTTCTGGACAGGGTGCGCCAGCAGCAAGCGGCACCGCGTTTGACGTTGTCTGATTTTAAGGAGTTGCAACCGTGGCGGACGGTTTATTCAATCTCTGCAGTCGGCGGACTGTGGAGTTGACGAAGGACGACAGAACGTATCGGCTGGCATTTCGCACGCTGGCCGATTACGCACTCAAAGAGGCTGCGATTGTCCAGACGACCGGCAGCCCGTACAACGGGCTGGAAGCGATTGCGGATAGTCGTGTGCGATCTGAGGCGTTCAAAATTGCGGCGGACATTGCGGCACGTCCATTGATTGCCACAATGGAGGATGAGGAACGGTTTGACCGTTCTTTTCGCGGTCTGGCGTGGTCAGTCTGGCGGGCATTGTGTGTCAATCATCCGGATGAATTCCCGCCGAATGTCAGCAACACGCAAGGCATTCAACTGGGGTGCGACTTCATCGCATGGTTTGGTGACGTGCGGCGAATTGTCGAAGCGGTCCACAAGGTCGAACAGAAAGATTCGCTGGGAAACTAAAACCGCCTGGGCAACCAGGCGCACCGATGCAGACGCGGCGCACCGTCCCGTGGGCTACGGTGTTCCGTGGGCTGTGCGAAAAGTACCATTGGACACCGGACACCGTCGCAAGTCTGACCATGTATCAGGCGTTGATTTATCTGGGCTACTGGGCACCTGAGGACATCTTTCAACAGAAAACAGTCTGATGGCAATCACGATCCAGGAAGCACAGGTAATCTTCTCCGCAGACGGCATGAAGGCCGTCCAGACGGAAGCCGGCAAGGCCGCAACAGCCATGCAGTCAATTGCCAGCAAAGCAGGCGCGGCTGGCAATGCGCTAAGTGGCCTTCGGGGTGCGTTCAGCGGGCTGGGCGGAATACTGGCCACGATCGGAGCAACGACCGGCGCGGTGAAGATGCTGCAGTTGTCCGCAGACGCGGAGACCACAGCGATTTCGTTTGAGGTGTTGCTGGGATCTGTCAGCAAGGCCAAAAAGACGCTGGAGGACCTGCGAGCACTCGACAAGAAAACCGTGTTCGGTTTGCCAGACCTCGCCAGAGCACAAAAGTTGATGCTGAATTTTGGCATGGGGTCCGAAGAAGCCTTCACGACGTTGACGCAGTTAACCGAAGTGGCACAGGGCAACAGTGAGCAGTTAATACTGTTGGCGCGTGGCATGGCGCAGGTCAAAGCGGCTGGCCGGCTGATGGGGCAGGAAGCCAACCAGCTGATCAACAGCGGATTCAGTCCGCTGTTTGAAATCAGCAAGATGACGGGCCGAAGCATGGTGGATCTGAAGAAAGATATGGAAGCCGGGTTGATTTCGTTCGACATGGTGGCGAAGGCACTGGAGGCATTGACGACAGGCAGCGGACGACTGGCCGGCATGAATGACCGACTGGCCGCGACGACAGCCGGCGCGTACGCAAAATTCAAAACAAACGTGGAGATGACGGCGATAGCAATCGGTTCGGCATTGTTGCCAGAACTGAATGCGATGCTGGACGCAGTCAACGGCACTTCCGAAAGTTTTGATGGCGTTGGGGCCGGTGCATCGTTATTTGTGGCGAACGCAAAGGCGATGTTTCAGTCGTTACAGGACAATCTGGCAGACTTCGCAATCGTGGCCACCGTGGCATTGCAGCAGGTGCCGAACACATTGCAGTTGATGTTCCAGGACGTGAAGACGTGGATCGGCCAATTGATCGAATACGCGGCATCTGCCGGAGTATCCATTGCAAGCCGTCTCAGCCCGTCGGTATTGATGGGCAACGCAGAAGCCGTTCCAATGCCAACACTTGAATTTGCAGCAAGCCAGAGCCGCGGCAGTGCGATTGAGGCAGTGTTTGGTGAGTTGGAGTTTGCCCGTCGAATGCGAATTGAATCGCGACAGGAAGCGGGGCGAAAGGATTTAGAAAAGCGGTCGAGACTCGAAGCCATGCAGCAGGACCGCGGACAGGCACCACCGACTGAGTTTGTGGCTGACGTTGCAGCGACCGCAGCCGTGCAGGCCGTGGCAGAATCGCAGATCCAGCGCGGCGGAGCGAATGAAATGTTTCGCAGCCTGCAGGACAGGCTGGCCAAAGAAGGCGAAACTGACAAAATAGCGCGTGAGCAGTTGGCGGTTCAGAAGGCAGCTGTGGAAGTCAATAAACAGATTCTGGGCGCGGTGTCGGGCGGATTGTCCGGCGTTGCAATCTTAGGGTGACAGAATGCCGTATCCAACGTTTCAGGAGCATGAGGACAGCCCCAAGGAGTCGGGGGACCGATCCGGCAAATACACGTTCACGCGCATATTTTTAACCGCGTGGAATGATCGTTTTGATTTCATCGCGGAGCATTACAAATCAGGGCCGTATGGTTTGCCAGCATCCTATTCGCCACAGTGGGCGGGTATTCTGGCCGACACCTTTGAGATCAGCCGCATCAGCAATCTACCGTCGGGTTCGGTCTCAGATCCAAACTATGACATCATCACGCATGACGGCACGCTGGCTGTCATCACGATCACCTACACGCCAATTGAGGCGGCTGAGCGTGAGGCCGGAGACCCACAGAATCCCGAGGAACCGACACCGCTACCAGTTGGCACATGGTGCACGTACACGCAGCGGAGCAACGTTGAATTCCGCAGCGTTCCGGGACGCGGCTGCAAATGGCTGTCAGACGATGCACTACTGCCGGCAGACATCAACCAGCAAGTCCCCGACTGCCTGACAAATCATCAAGTGACGTGGAACCAGGTGCGAACAGTGCCGTGGAAAACGTTGGGCAACATGAAAGGCACGGTGAATTCAGAGAAGTTCCGAATTCCCGGCAGTCCCCAGGTCTTTGCTCCAGAGACGTTATTGTTCGATGGCATGGAAGACGAAGTGACGCTGACGACGGACGGGCAATTCACGACGCGGAAAATCGTGCTGACCTTCATCGAAAAGGCACAGAAGGCGTTTACGTCATCCGCACGAGGTGGAGCGGACAACACGGCAGCGATCATTTATGGATGGAATCACCAGTACCGCCCTGACACGTCGGACTATGACAAAGTGCTGTCCGCCGACAGTTCAGAAACCATGTTTCAGACGTTCAATTTTAACACGCTGTGGACTTCGCAGGTATGACGCAGGCAGACCGCACACCGCCAGTGTTTGAGGCTGGGCAACGCCTAACGGCAGTGGCGTTGAATTCGTTGGCGCAGTCGGTTGCGAGGATTATTGACCGGATGCAGGGAACGCAGGTCATTCAGCCGCTGGACTTGTCCGGGAAACTGGCTGGCAATCTGGCGAAGGCCACGAGCTTCAGCACAACACCAGGAACAGCAACCGTCAACATCTGGGGCAAGGACACAAACGGCAACATGATTGACACGGGCCGAACCGAAACCGTGGTCAACAGAATGGAGCACATCGAGGGATTCACGGGCGATATCGTGTATTGTCGATGGATGGATGGTGAATGGAGGCTGGTGAGTCTGGATTGCGGGGGCTGAGTCATGCTGATGGGCAGGTGTTGCAATTGCATCGGCGAGCGCAGACCAACGACAATCAAAGGGCTGGACACGGGCGACGGAACGACCGTCTGGGAATACGGGCATGGTTCGTTTTGGCGTGAGCACTATGGCACCGACGAAATCACCGGCATTGAAGCCGCGTTGAGCGTGACGAAAAACCGGTTCGTGTTGGTGGCACTGCAGAACATCGGCGCATCGAATCCGTATGTCACCAGACCTGCCAGGACAGCCGGAGCACTGACGGCAAACTGCCGGGAGTCGATTGCGCTTGTGAAACTGGACGCAACAGACGGCACCGTCATAGAAACGGCAACAATTGACGGGCTGTTTCAGCAGGACGGCACAGACAACAGTTTCACGCTAATCACCGGGCCGGATTACTATTCCATGAGCATCCGGAACGCTGCGGCGTTGTCCGGTGGGGATTACGTGATTCTCGGCAATCGTGCGGTGGCGATTGAATGGGTTGACTACACGACTGACACAGCCGACAAAGAGTATATTCTACACGCGCACATTCAGCAGGCCGGCAAGGTTTACATCCGGACGAAAACGAGTCTGGAGGTGATCGAGTTGCAATACAACGCCACAGCTGCAGACGTTGAGACAGCGTTTGAGGCAACGGCAGACTGCACAGCAGCGACTGCAACCGGAGGGCCGTGGCCACACCGTAAAATTGAAATCAGCGTGACGTGGTCCGCAGCGACTGGCGATATTGACGGCGTCAAGGTGGATCACCAATACGCTGTGACAGTTGGCGGCGGTGGTGGCACGTCAACGTGGGACTGGGTTTTAAGTCCACCACCAACCGGAGATTACTGGGGCCTCAACACCGACAGCTGCACAGGTGGAGCTGTGGCAACAGCACCAGCGACACCCGGCAGTCCTGGAGACGTGGGGATTCCTGGCACGTGCGTTGGCGGTGGCGCAGGCTACACGGTGCAGCGTCCAACCTACGGGATTGCGGCACGATACGACACCGGAACGGGACTGATTACGAGCAGCGTCGGGTATCAATTTGGACTGCGAAACGGATCAGCACCGCCGAAACTGGTGGACAACAGCGGCACTGTTCCCACAAGCAATTTTGCAGCAACTGCAGGAATCGACGACATCCGGGCGGGTACCAGCAACCGCGTTGCCGTTCTGACGACGAACGGGCTGTACGTGGAGGGATGGGAAACAACAGGGCCGTGGTCAGCGGTTTGGCAGAAATGGGTCAACGTGCAGAATGTCAGCCTGTCAAACGTCGAGGGCGATAAGCAGTTGATCGAGTTCACGCGAGCGACATTTACCGCCGGAAGCCGGTGTATCGCGCAGGTGACGATTGCGGACGGCACAGCGACGGCGTCAGACTCTTCAGTGGTGAGCACAGGCAAAACACCGCGCGTGTATTACCACGAGGGCAGCAGTTCAAGCTGGAGCGTGGCGAACTACCCGGCAACCACGACAGGATTCGGCGGTTCGTTTCAGTACAATCTGGACGGCAGCCGAGTCTATGACGGCACAACGCAATTGCATGGCGTTGTTGATTATCAATATCCGCTGCTAACAGACGGCGACGGGTTTTACTCGGTCATCAACACGCAAGCGGCGGGTGTGAGGTTCACAGGTCCTTCGGCAACACCACCGATTATCAGCGGCACGAATGCCCGCGCGTATGTGTGGCGATGGTACACGGTGGACTGGGCGAAGCCGGCACTGACGACGCAATTCAGGTTCCGGTTTGCACGCACCGGGTTGACCACGAAAACAACGGCGTGGCTGGATTGGGACGCGACATCAGCCGAGATCAAAACAGCACTGGACAACATATTCACGGCAAACACTGGCGGCGTAACAGACAACGTGGTCATGTATCCGCTGGGCGGTCCTGCATCAATCATCGGTAACACGGATTACGGATTGTTTGACGTGGGGTTGGTGATTCGCTTTGCGGGATTTTCGAACGCTGCAGGCAACACGGAAAGCTACATCAATCCGAACTACCTGTTGACGAATTCCGTCACAATTGAATTCCAAAACTTTAGCCAATACTGCGCGGCGGGCATTGCGAGCCACAGCCGGACGACTGGCACAGTCAGGTGGACGCGGACGTGGGGCAGCAAAGGCGCGACATCCTACACCGGGCCGGGAGCACTGTTCAGGCCGTGGCTGCAGTCGGGGCTGATGATTGTGCCGGGCGTGTTGGTCGATCCGGAATAGCCTGGCGGACAAAATGACCTGCCCGAAACCCCCGCGAAAACGCGGGGTTTTTTATTTTCTGAAAATCTTTCAAGATCGGGCTTGTACTTTCCGAAAATGAAACGTATGATCCTGATGTGGCAAGGGTGAACGACAACCAAACGAACGAGGGGAAACGACGATGAAGGCGACACCACGAGTAGTTGAGAGAGCCCGCAAAATTCAGGCTGCAGCACGGGGCTACAAAACACAGGCCGCATGTGCAGCGGCAATCACTCGGATTCAGCGACTGTGGAGGGCAGACGGCAGCTATGGTTGCATGATGGACGCAGTCAGGGACGCAATCCAGGAATGTCAGACCCGGTGGCTTGAATTGCAAGGGCAGAAGTGGGATGCGGCAAACGCAACCTGACCCGCCCCGAAACCCCCGGAAACCCCGGGGGTTTTTTATTTTCTGAAAATCTTTCAAGATCAGTGTTGCACTTTCCGAAAACAAATGTATGATCCTGACGTGTGGCAAGTGACGAACAAACAACGAACGAGGGGACGAACGATGACGACGACAACCGCCCAGCCAATGACCGAAAAGATTCTGTTTGCCCTGAAGAAATACGGGCCGATGCTTACTCGAACACTGACGTATGCGTTTGGCCGGATTGAGTTCGCCGTAGCGATCAGGCAGCTGCATCGTGACGGCAAGGTCCAGAAGCATCGGGACGGCTGGAAGCTGGCTGACTGACAAACAAACAACATCCCCGCCGGACTGGCTGGCGGGGGTTTTTGGGGTTGAGTGAGTGAGGGAACGAACGATGGACAATCCACACATGCTGCAGGTGATTGCAGACGTTGCCGGGGTGCAGCGCAACGGCGGAGGTTGGTTTCGCACGGCCGGG